GGCGAGTGTTGAGGAATCGATTGAACGGGCGGGAATGCTGGCGATGATTTCTATCGGGAAGACCCCTGGAATCCCACAGCAAGCTCCTGCTCAGCCCGAAGTCGTGCAGACTCCTCCCATGCGTCCGGCAATGCCTGGCGGGAATATGGGACCGACAAGGCCCACGCCGATGACTTATGAAGAAGGCGTGTTTGACGAGATACTTCGTGATGAGAAGAACTTTGGTAGAGGTTAGAGACGAAAATGGCTGATTCACCTACATTTATTTCTGGACTTCGTGCATCTGCGGATGTGGCTGATGCGGCTGAGAGGCCGAAGAATTTCCGTGAGGCGATTCTCTGGCTCGACCCGCAGGGTATGACCCCGCTGACTGCAATGTCGGCGAAGATGAAGAAAGAGACGACGGATGATCCTGAATTCTCTTGGTTTGAAGAGATTCAGGATGCTAAGCGTGCAGTGATTGCGACGAAGAGTGGATCGGAAACTACGGGTACGACTAATACCTGGACGCTATCTGCCCTTTCCCCGACGGCGCTGAATCCTGCTCGACAGTTTAAGGCCGGTGATCTGTTGATGGTCTACGATGTATCTGGCGGGGAACCGACGGACTATGACGCGACCTCAACGACTGCTCCTGAAGTTGTGCAGGTTCTTTCCGTAACTGCAGGTGATACGATTACCGTAGCTCGTGGTTTTGCAGGTAATGTGACTACGCCTGTTACCATTGAGCTCACGGTGGATCAGGTTCGTCTGATTGGTTCGGCGTACGCGGAAGGTGCTGGCGCTGCAGATGGTATCGCGGGGTCTCCGGGTAGGTACCTGAACTACACCCAGATCTTCAAGAGTGCATTTAATCAGACGAATACTGCGATTGCTACGAGGTATCGGACTGGTGATGCATTCGCGAACGATCGGAAGCGGGCGATGTTCCGGCATTCTGAGTCGCTGGAAATGTCGGCTCTCTTCGGTGTGGCGAAGGAGATTAACGGTACTGCCTTTGCTTCTGGCGAGCCGACCCGGACTTCAGGCGGACTGCGGTATTTCCTGCAGACGAATCAGTCCGTCGGTGTGGGCGCGATCTCGGAGGATTTCTTCCTGGATACGCTTTCTCGGCTGTTCGACTACAACGCCGGTGGTGCGGGCGATCAGCGTATCGTTATGCTTGGTAACGGTGCGCTGAATGCTATTCAGAAGGTTGTCCGGGATGGGTCTGGCATTCGTATTAACTACGAAGGTCAGGTTAAGTTCTACGGGATGAACCTTTTGCAGTACCGCATCCCGCAGGGTACGTTCTTCCTGAAGACCCATCCGCTGATGAACACTGATCCAGTCTTCCGGAATTCGATGTTCGTTCTGAATGGTCGAGGCTTTATCGTTCGCCCGCTGAAGGGGCGCGATACGAAGATCCAGACTAACATTCAGGCGAATGACGCCGACCAGAGGAAGGATCAGTGGCTGACGGAAACCGGCTGGGAGGTTCAGTTTGAGCGGACCCAGGGTTACTATGGTGGTATTTCGTAAGTAAGTTCAAGGGGGGAGGACTGCAAACTCCCCCTTTTTCTTAGGAAAGCAGATGGGTAATCCAACAAGGTTTCTAGGCGGGATCGCTACTGTATCCCGTTCGGATGTGATGGGGAAGTATCCCTTTCCCGATCCGACCGCCTGGGCTACATATTTTGAGGATTTTCTAGATTACATCCCGGCAAAGTTTAAGATTATTACGACGGGTAGTGGTCATTCTGTCTCCACACAGGGTCTAGGTGGAATTGGGAGTTTTACAAACGGAACCGCAGATGGGAATATTCAGACGTATTCTCCACTTGATACTACGGTGAATGCTGCGGCAGCTGTCTGGCCTGTTCTAGTTTCAGGTGTAGGTGCAGTCGACCCTATTATTTTTAAGACCCGGCTTGGTGTAACGGATAGTATCGCTGGTGCGGCGAATACTCAAAATCGTTGGTATATCGGTTTGCATCAGGGAGAGAATAGTAATCCTTTTAATGCAGTTCGCCAATTCTGGTTTGAGAAAGCAGATAATGCGGTTGGAACGGTGGAGTTTGTTCAGTTAACTCCCTCGGGGTCTTTGCGAACTGTCGTAGGAACAATGGCGGGAACCTCAACAGCAATAGCGACTGCAACTTTAGGGTTCTATTGGAATGGTAAGACGGAAGCGGCGGGCGGGAAGATCCAGTTATACTTTAATGGAAGAATGGTTGCTACCGTTCCTGCTCGCTATCTTTCGTCTGCGCAGAAGTACACTATCGGCTGGGGACAGCAGAATGGTCAAGCCTCAGCATCACTAATGCATATTGACTATATCTTTGCAGCACAGTATCGTGGTAACTAACACGGGAAGGAATTGTCCTTCCTGTCTTTCAACATAGGAGAGAAAGACGTGGGTAATCCAGTACGTTTTCCGAGTGGGATTTCGACACGAGATCGGAGGAATCCGATGGGGGCGCTGGGCTTTCCAGACCCGACTGTGTGGCAGCAGTATTTTAATGATTTTCATGAGTATCGAGCATCCGATTGGGTAACGGCAGGATCCGTAGGAACGGGAACTCGAGTTGTCGCGGATGAGCGAGGGGGAGTGCTTGTTCTTACTAACTCAGCAGCAGACAACGATGCTTTGTTTAACCAGCTTTCCAAAGATGGGGGCACCACGGTTAGTGGTGTTTTCAATCTGGTTTTCGGAAAAAAGTTTTTTTATCAGACGCGAGTAAAACTTGTTGATGGTTCCGGGACTCCAGGAGTAACGGAGGTAGATGCTGCTTTTGGTATGGGAATCGCTGATACTGGTCCAATTATTACTACCCCGGCAGGCTTAATGTTTCGCAAGGTTGACGGGCAGAATACGATTACTGCTCGTTCTTCGGGGGGCACGGGAGGAACTCAAGCAGGAGAGCCATTTGCTTTTTCTGCGAATGTTTACAATACGTTTAGCATTTATTACAATGGACGGGTTTCTACCAGTCCTGCAGATCTGGTTTTGTTCTTTTATTTGAATAATGTTCGAATAGCGGCTTGGCCCTCCACGGGCCTAGGAACTTCCAATAATACAGCGCCTTCATTTGCTGTGCAGAATGGGCAGGCAGCGGCCTCTGTTATGTCTATTGACTATATCTTCGCGGCCCAGGAACGGTAACCCTCAGGGGGGGAGGTAACACTCCCCCTTCTTTCGGGAGTAGAACATGGCTGATAATTGGGATAGTGAATTTGCCGAAACCTGGGATGGGACAAGTCTCGGGGTTACTATTCCCCATCCTGTTTTTATCCTGGCAGCGGATGGAACACCGGGGACTCCTGGGACGGAATTACAGCAGATAGATGCTCTGACAACGCTGGATGCTGCAACCTTTTTTCTCGAAAGAGAGGGGCTGGTTCTAGACCCAGACGGGCTCCACCCCTCGGAATGGAAGCTGATAACAGCAATCTATCCTATCCTTTCCGGGGAAGCAGGAACGGAGGTGATCTTCTATCTCGGCGGGGAGATCGGACAACCGGAGTCGGCGCTTGCCTATCAGGGACCGTATAGTTTCATTATAGGTACGACGACGAAGATTGATTGTTTGATTACCTGTCGTTATCCAGCTTTTCAGATGAGCGTGACGACGAATACCGAGGTAATTCTGGAAGCTCTTGGATTTGAGTATGAGGCTATTGGTCAGGACTAGAACCGATTATTCGGAATAATCCGTTCTAAAGGAATCAGTATGGACTTTCTCGTAGATGATGACTATATTACCTTGCTGCTTAACCGGCTAGGGCGAAGGTCGGATACGACGCTTCAGAGTTCCGTAATAGACGAACTTCGTATGACGCAGAGGCAGCTGGAGAATGGAAGATTTCTTCCCTGGTTTTTGCTGACTCGGGATACGACTACAACGACCGTAGCTGGAACACAGGTTTATAATTCTTCTGCTTGGTCCAACTTGATCCGAGAGTATGAGAATGCGCAGTTGACTTTGACAGATTCTGAAGGAACAAGGTTTCAGCTTTTGAAAGGGATTCACGATGTTCTGGCGAAGAAGTACCAGAATTCGTCTCAAGGCACACCGAAGTATTATTCTTTGATCAAGAATACAATCTATCTCTGGCCCACTCCTGCAGAAGTGTATACGTTTGATTTCTGGTTTTTCGAACGACAGAGGGAGGTTGCGCCCGGGGGGGTAGTGAGTACGAATGCTTGGTTAGTAAATGCTTCGGATTGGTTGCTGAATACCGCAGGGGAAACCCTGGCGGCCTTCCATCTGCAAAAGGCGGATATGGCTCAGAGATTTGCCCGGGCGGCAGCTGGCGCGAGGGATAATGTGATGACCCAGCATGAAGCACGTGAGCACACGAATATGAACTACTCGGATGATTCCGAGTATGAGACGGGAGTCTGATATGGGACTTGAATCCGCGACTTATATTAATGGTCTGGTTGTAACTAATCCGACTGCTGGCGATCCGCGGGCGGAAGGAGATGACCATCTTCGTTTGATTAAGTCTGTGATTAAGAATACCTTTCCTAACATTACAGGAGCGGTAACTGCGACCCAGACGGATTTAAATAGCGCCACACACTATGCGCATACTTACTGCACTAGCCTCACTTCTCTTGCAATGTCATCGGATACCTGGTACTCGTTTACATCAATAGGCTCAGATGTTCCTGAGGTTGCTTGGTCGTATGGGACTCTCTCCGTTTCTGGGGCGGACTCGCGGGTAACGATTAACGCGACAGGTGTGTATGATATTGAAGTAGGCGCAACCGGAAGTACAACAGGTAGTGGACTAGCTTCACTTTCACATACGACTGCAACTACGCCTTATGATTATGGAAAGGGTGTTGTTCAGGTAGATTCAATTCTTGCCCCCTGGTTTAACCTAACTGCACGAGCACTGGTAAATTGTAGTGCTGGAACTATAATCCGAGGGTGTTTTAAGATTCAGAATGCTGGAACCGTCTTGTTGACTAATACCCGTCTGATTGTTCGTCGAGTTTACTAATGCCTAAGATTGTTATCTCAAATCTTGGCGCGGTGGGGGTGATTAAAGATCTCCCTCCGCATAGGTTAGCTCCTAATGCTTTCACCCATGTCCGGAATGCGCACTTTAAGCAGGCTGGTGCGAAAAGCGGGGAGTATTTAGGACAGGTAATGACGCCAGTTTCTGGCGGGTATCCCGCGGGAATGACGCAGCTTTGCTGGCTGATGCAGTTCCCTCCCCTCGTTCAGCCCATCTGGGTTTATGCGAGCATTGGTTCCAGCAAGTTGATGGGAACCTTGCAAAAAAGCGCTGGGGTCTGGACTAAGACAAATATTACCCGTGTGACGGACGGGGCTGTTTACAATAACGTAGCAGAACAGCGCTGGCAGGGAGGGGTTTTTCAGGGGTTAGGAATCTTCAACCAGGAGAGGGATCAGCCCCAGCTCTGGGCCCCGATGGCGACAGGGACGGCGTTGGTTAACCTGACGAATTGGGGGACGAATCCAGAAGGAACCACCCTGCGGGCACGAGCCCTCCGTCCGTATAAGAATTTTCTGATCGCGATGTATCTTTCGAATTCTGGAAGCGTCTATCCCTATCGAGTTCGTTGGAGTAGTCCCGCTCCCCCGGGACAGGTTCCAACCTCCTGGGCGGTGGCAGATCCGGCGAATGATTCAGGAGAAGGCGATCTCGCAGAGACGACGGATTATATCGTGGATGGGCTGACTCTGGGAGAGATCTTTATTATTTATAAAGAGCGGTCTACCTGGGGGTTACAGTACATCGGGGGTAAAGAGAAGATGCGGACCTGGAGGATTTTCTCTGAAATTGGGTTGCTGGGAAAAGACTGTGCTGTGCAGTTTCCAGGTGGACATTTCGCTGCGACTCAAGATGATCTGATTGTTCATTCCGGTACTCCGGGATCAGAGAAGTCTGTCGTTCAGAATAAGATGAGATCCTGGTATAATCGGCAGTTGAATCTGACCTATGCATATAATGCTTATGCCATCGCCTACCCGCATGATCAGGAGATCTGGTATTGCTATCCGACGACCGGGAGTATTTTTGCAAACCAGGCTATTGTCTATCACTGGGATACTGGGGTGTGCGGGATTCAGGATCTTCCTTATGCGGTCTTTGGCGCGAATGGATCGGTTTCTTCTCTCAGCACGACGGATGTCTGGGGTTAAAAGATGAGTGAGGTTCGAGCATATACGGAATTCTACAACGGGACAGATGCTTCGGCTCTAGCTCAATTCCAGGAACTCACCCGTGTTCTTTCAGATCTGATACAGGCAGCGAGGAATGCTTATCAGTTTGAACTTATTCCCCCGACGGAGACCACACCGTCAATGAAGAATAAGACAAATCTCCGGACAACGAATCTAGGAACTCCGACGACGATTACAGATTTTATTGACGGGTATGTGGGGCAGAAAGTTACCGTTGTGTTTGAAGGAGACACGACGATAGATTTCTCCACTGGTAATCTCCGTGGGAATGGTGGAGTGAATTGGACCCCGCCTATAAACAGTTTTCTAACAGCAACCTGGGAAGGTTCTGTTTGGCTTTGTCAAGTTACCACCGTTTAGGAAACAGCAATGGCAACGCAGACAACTACGACGCAGTATCCAGCTTGGCTGGAAGATATGATGAAACAGGTTGCCTCGGAAACGGGGCGGCTTTATGATGCTGGGGCATACCCTCAATTTTTTCAAGGTAATACTGTTGCTCCGTTTACAGCGGATCAGACGGCGGGGCAAAGCCTTGTTCGAGGGCAGATTAATAATACCAGCCCGGATGGAGTTCGAGGCTCGCTCGCACAGGCCCAGGGAGCGAATACGGCTTTTCTGGATCCGAACATGATCTGGAATCTGCAGAATATTCCAGGATATAATGCTATTCGAGAGGGGATTACGCGGGATGTGGGGAGGAATCTTTCCGAAAACTATATGCCCTCCGTCCGGGAAGGCTCGATTATGTCGGGCTTCTACGGCGGGTCGAGAGGGCAG